ATGTGTTACCTACCTTTGCTTCGCCATCAAGGGCTACATTAAGTTTTAATTCTTTACCTGCTGCTTGGATTGCTCCGACTGCTAACTGTCCGAAGATGTCAGCCTTCTCAGGTACTACCTCTGCTTGGAACTCGTCGTGTACATTAGCGACAAACGCATAGTCTGCACCGTGTGACCACCTCAAGTTGTTGAGCTTGTGAAACAGTTGGATCAAAGCAACCTTCATGCACACAGCTCCTGCACTTTGTAACAACATATTCAATGCAGCATGAGGAGAGCGGACGGGAAGAATCCTTTTGTCTAATCCAATTAACTTCCCTCCTCGTTCTACCTTCTGCTTGATTGCGTTCTGTAACTTTCTAAGTGCAGGTAGGTTGCTCAAGAACTTACGCTTTAACATCTGTCCTTCTGCTGCTGATCCTCCTACTATTTCTCCTATCTTTGCATCACCTGCACCGTAAAGGAAAGCGTAGATAAATGTCTTGGCTTGGTCACGAGTCTCAAGTCCTGCTGCTTTCTGATTCAGTGTGTGTACATCTCCTGTTACTACAGTCTGTGCGTACTCACCGCCATCAAACAAAGCTAAGTAGTGAGCAAGCATCCGTAGTTCTAAGCCAGCTGCATCGCATCCTACCAACTTGAATCCTTTACCTGCCTTGAACAAGTCACGACATTCCTGACCGTACTCAGCACGACAAGCAGGTACTTGAGCTATGTTAGGATTCTGATGCGTACATCTACCTGTCACTGCTCCGTTGGTGTTGACCCTGCCGTGTATCCTGCCTTGCTTCATAAGCTTGAGCCATGCTTGATTGCCTTCTGCTAGTTGCCCAAGTCGTTTAGCTACAAGGAGATACTCACATAACACAGCAGCAAACGGGTGGTCTATACCTTTCAGTACAGCTTCATCTACCTTTGGTGTCGCAGCATCAGGTTCTTTCGGTAACTCATAGCCTAACTCAAGCATACGTTCTGCTATCTGCTGACGACTACCGGGATTAAAAGGTAGCACCTTCTGCTTGTTAGCAAGTGGCACTGCATCCTTTACTCTAGCTTGTACTTGCTTGGCTTCCTTCAGTACTTGTTTAAGTAGTACCTTTGTCTCAGCCTCATAAGTAACACCTTCAATCTCTACCTGCCAACCGCTTGGTGTCTTCATCTCCTCTGTCTTAGCAGGGAACTCGTTCTGTAATTTATCTAGCAGATCAGCACGACGACCTATAAGTTTAAGCTCAAGCTTCTCTGCTTTCTCCACATCAAACGAAAACCCACGCTTCTCTTGTCGGTGCATAAGGAAAGCAAACCAGTGTTCGACAGCTAACATATGCTCACTCGGTTCTTTCGATAGGAGGTAGTCAAACAACAGCTGTGTTACAATGACATCACGCTCACAGTACTTACGCATCTCCTCGTTGTAACTGTCAAACGCATCGTCCTCTTCTCCATACGACAGCTTGGTTACCTTGTGCATCCGCTTACCCCACGCTTTTAAGGAGTGACTGCCGACTAAAGTTTTGTCGAAGTCCTTACGCATGAAGTCATCGTTCCGTACATCAGGTACTATACACCTTGCCATGACCATTGTATCGAGCACCTTGACTAAAGCAGGGTGGAAGTTGTACAGCTTAGACAGGGCAGGTAGATCAAAGCCTATCACATTGTGACCTACGATCTTGTCTGCTTTAGCTAACTCTCTTAGTCCGTTCTCTATACCAGCACCGTGATAAGTAATCATCTTTGGGATGGTAGGGTCGTAGATAGATAGGCAGTGAACAGTCTTTAAGTCAGACAAGTTAGTCCAGTCCTCTATCGCATTTGTTTCGATATCAAAGAATAGTGTTTTCATGACGCAATGTAATCAACCATCCTAGCATCCTTAAATGCTTGTTCGATCTTAATTAATACTTCATCGTACTCCTCTTTATAATCGTCAGGTACTTCTATATCTCTGATAGGTTCAAGGTCGCTCGCTTGTAAGGCTATCCCCATATCTATAAGTACATCCGGGTTCTTAACACCATACACATTTTCTCCCGGTCTACCTCTATCCACCCACTGCTTTTCTATAGCGTTGTGTAAAGTGTAGAAGTTTCTGAAGTAATGTTTTTCGTAATCATCTTTCCTACTACCAAGTTTATTGTAGTCCTTTTGTATATATATTGTCTGATCTAGTCCCATGTTAATTGTTCTCCTTGTTTAGAATGGTTGTGTGTTATTATCTTCGAAGACATTGCTGTCCTCCTTGTATCTACCTGTGTCGTGGTTGTAACTAAGAGTAGTGCAGTGTCCTGTTTGTCCGCTGAATCTATTCTTTAACACTCTTACTCGTGTCTCATTAGATGTAGTCTCAGCTTGTTGGTTCCGCTCCAGTCCTATGACCATGTCACTTAGCTGTGCGATTGCTTGACTGCCTCGTAGATGGTGCAGACTGACTCGTCCTCCTTCTTCGTGACCTGTGTCTACTCTTTTCAAGTGACTAACCAACACCATACCACACCCTGTCTCTTCAACAAGACTTCTAAGCTTGGTCATGGTGTTATCAATCAACCGTCGTTCATCGTCTCCTGCTATACCACTGACAACAATAGAGAGGTGATCCAAGAATATCCACTTACAATCAAAGCCTTTTATTAAGTACTTTATTTTGGTCAGAAGATTGTCGCTTTCCATACTGCCGAAGTGATCGTAGGTGTAGAACTTACCGTTCCCTACTGTCTCCTCAAACGCAGGACGCAACGCTTCTTGTGATACTTCCTCTTCCTCTAGGTGCAGTGGTTTGTTAAGATGGATACCCATGATACCAAGAGCAGTCCGTCTAACAGATTCCTCTAGTGCTATGTATCCTACCTTCTCACCTAGGTCTAACAGATGATGAGCAACCTCACGGCAGAACAGGGACTTCCCAATTCCACTACCCGCACAGACAGTTACAAGTTCACCTGTCCTCATGCCGTGGGTTAAAGTGTTAAGACTAACATATGGATAGGGTACAGCTTGGTGCTCCTCTCGGTTCGCGATAACATCCCACAGGTCTTTACCGTTTACGATGCCGTCAGGTCTGTACTCTCTAGCGTCGTACAAAGCATCAACTAAGTCTTTGCTCCTACCTGCTACCAACATATCGTTCGGGTCTTTCAGTGGAAGCTCCGCTATCTTTGCTTTGCCCGGTGTAAGAAGTGCTGCACATTCTGCTGCCCCCTTCCGTCCCGGATCATCCATGTCAAAGCAGAAGACTACCTGCTCGTATCGTTCTAACCAATCAATCGCTCTAGCTATGTGTCCCTTTGCAGCACCTGCACCATTCGGTACAGACACCACAGGCCACTTGTTACCTAACGCTTGGCTAACAGACAGAGCATCTATCTCTCCCTCTGTAACTACCACTCGACGACCTCCGTCTCTCCACAGGTGCTGACCGTACAGGCTGATTAACTCCCCTCTTACGCCAAAGCTTTTGTCGGCTCTTCGTATCTTCTGTCCGCAGGTCTTACCGTCTCGTGTTTTATAGTTAGCTACTTGCACAGGTTGTCCGTTCTCATCGCTTACCCAATACCCCCACTTACGGCAGGTATCTTCCGTTAGATTTCTTCGTGCTAGTGCTTGTGGTTTTCCTCTTAATAAATCAATAGTTGTGTGTGTTTTTTCTATAGTCACTCGTTGTGTGTTTTCTCCTCTTTCATGTCTGTTACAGACGAAGCAGTGTGTGCTCCCATCGTCGTTGATTCCAACACCGTCAGACGACCCGCATCGATCACAGGGCTGATGGGTTGCTGTAAAAGCCATGATTCTGGTATAAGTTTATTTGCATATTTTATTCCTTTCTTTTCGCACCAACCTGCGTAGGTAGTATTCGATCCTTTGCGTATCTTATTTGTAGCACTTTGAAACACGAGGCGTATGTCTAACTGCGGATGCTGTTCACGTACTAACAAGTGCTTCTTCCTATCCTCCGTCGTCCATAAACCTTTGGCTTCAATGATGATGCCGTTAGGTAATATGA